CCTTACGGGCTCCTTTCAGTTAGGACCTTTTATCTGTAGGAATCCACCTGCAGTTTAGCAAAAAGGCCTTTCTTCATACGGCAATACATCACCGTATTCCGTGACATTAACCAACTCACGGAGGTCGTATGACGATCATCAAGACTGTTACCAATGATGACCCAGCTTTTTCTGTGGCTTCGGCTATAAGAAGGATGACTGTGTCGGATTCACCGGTCAATAAGAAGGCATATCATGACTACTTTCACGGTTCGTATTTCATTACGGATCGCTATGGCAGTATTCAAGACAACACCACTTATTGGCAGGAAAGGAATCTTTTTAACTCATCTGGCGTTGAGAACGCATTTTGCTCTCTCAACGTTGTCAGCAAGAGTGTAACTCTTGCTGGAAACGACATATATCAGCGGCTTTATAACCGTTCATATAACCGTTTCAAGGATAAGTCAAAGTCATTGCCTATTGAGCTTGGCCTTAATCTGGCTGAGCTTGGTAGTACGGCAGACATGATGATTAAGCGTTTGGCTACTCTAACTAAGGCTCTCTCTGCTCTCAAGTCCGGCAATCTCCTTGTGTTTTTACAAACACTAGGGCTTGTCGATTACAAGACTTATAAAGGCAGAGCTACCATCCGGCGCCCCTCTTCGGAGGATATGGCATCGATATGGCTTGAGTATTGGTTAGGGTGGGCCCCGTTATGCAGTGATATTCTTACTGCTGTTGGGCGTCTCGGCACTCCTCCTAAGGAGTTCGAGATTCGAACGGGCGCTTCAGTCCCGTGGTCAACCCGTTCTCACGTCAGCACTTCTGGCTCTTCATATCGTTATGAAACGGTACAAAGATACAGGGCTAAGGTGAGGATCTCGGGCGACGTAACCGTCGCAGACCCGGAAGCCTACGAATCATGGAACAATGGTCTAAATAACTTAGCCGTTGTGACATGGGGGGCGGTGCCGGTTAGCTTTTTGGCAGATTGGTTTGCTAATATAGAAACCCTGCTTGGGAGCGCGACCGACTTCGCTGGACTGAAGTTTGCTGGGTGTAGTGTTTCGCACGTCGCGGAATACGAGTCTCAGCATGACTGGCCACTATTTAACGGGCCAGCGGGTGCTAAGGGTCGCAAGAAGAACGCTATGGTTTATGGCAGAAAGCTAGTAATAGCTCCTCCGGCTCCACAGTTAGTAATCGAGCTTCCTAACCCATCGGTTACGAGAGCATTAACGTCGCTCTCGTTGTTCCGCAATGTTGTGCTCAAAAATTCCTTTGGGTACTAATCTTCATCCTTTATTGGAGTATTAACTATGCCTGCTATCGCAGATATCACAGTCAAAAAGGCCAATGGCACTACTGACGTAACATTCACTAAACTGACCGCTAGTGGTGGGGATAAATCCCCTGCTATCTGGCAGTCTCTGACATCTGGCACTTCTAAAGCTGCGCGTCACATCTTCATGATGCTATCGCAGCCTAATGGTACCAATACCTACCGTCGTGTGTCTACGAAATTTACTTTTCCGTATATGAACACGGCTGGGGAGAACAAGGTCCTGGTTGTATCTTTTGAATCAGCTATCCCGGCTGATATCACAGATACCGACCTTGACGAAGCAATTCATCAAGGTTGCAACCTGAACGCTTCGGCGCTCATTAAATCCTCGTTCAAGGAAGGCTACGCACCTACTTAAGGTGTTAACCCTCCGATGTCATAACTGGTGAATATTATGTTAGATCCAACGATCAAACGTATGTACTTGCGTCTATGCAGTACACTCAACACTCCCCGTTCTCTGGCCTGTTACATTCTGGCTAGTTATGGTGAGTGGGGCCAACTCGTCTCCATGCGGGTTGACCCTAGTCTATTTTGCGATCAACATCAGTCGATAGATAGATTTCGGCGTGACACCTTGGCTACGGAATTCCTCCGTAAGCTGGAAGGTTTACCAACCGGGATCGATCTTGAGGCTGCCGCAGTAGACTCGTTCTTTGAGGCTGAGCGAATGAATCTCCTCACGGAGGTTCGTCTCGATCGGTATCTTTCTTCCATGTGTCTTACGACTCCTCTGGAATGGAAATACTACGAGATAGTTAGGGATGCCCAGGCATTCTTAGCAAAAGCGCTTGGCCCGCTACCGAAGCAGCTTAACGGCCGTTTTGGAAAGGGAGCGACATTTGAGTCAAAAACGTGGCGTCACAGAGCTATTACGGCCTATGACAAACTACGTAACTACCCCACCTGTACCCCAGCATGCTCCGGGCTGTCTGACCACCTCGTGTGGGAAACAGCTCTTGCGTATGCGTACGGAGGTATAGGTGCCAATCGAACGTTTGAGGTAGTCCCAGGAAACCGTTTCACAACGGTCCCTAAGGATTCCACTAAACACCGAGGTATTGCAATCGAACCTGGACTTAATGTCTTTGGCCAGCTTGCTCTTGGTGATTATTTAAGTGGTCGCCTCTCTCGCATAGGTCTCTCTAAAGAAAAGGGAGAACAGACCCACCGCCGGATGGCGGAGCATGCTTCACGCACTGGGTCCCATGCAACGATCGATTTATCGAGCGCTAGCGATACTGTTTGTACTAGTCTGGTAAGGCTTTTACTGCCTCCAGAGTGGTATGACCTCCTTTGCATTTTCAGAAGTGAAAAGACATTCATGTCTAGACACGGATGGGTGTACCTACGAAAGTTCTCCTCCATGGGGAATGGTTACACATTTGAGTTGGAGACCCTTATCTTCGCCGCCCTGGCTCACGCCTGTGGTGGTAAAGTAGGAGTCGACACCTTTGTGTATGGTGACGATATTATCGTTCCAACGATAATATCACGGCAGCTTCTTGCTGCCCTCCGTTATAGCGGCTTCAAGCCGAACGAACGGAAGACCTTCGTAGACGGATATTTTCGCGAAAGCTGTGGTGGTGATTTTCTGAAAGGTTATGACGTTCGCGCCATTTACCTTAAGGAGACACCCCATGAAACTAGCGATTGGATTGTTCTTGCTAATCAGTTATATGATTTGGCAGAACGATGGCTCATGCCAGAATTACTTCCTATTAGGGAAGCCGTTCTTGACAATGTGCCATCAGACGTCCGACG